AGTTTATATTGTTGAACCAGTTCGCAAATATAAACTTCCCAATCCTACGGTATTAACTCCAGTACCTGTCGCTAAAGAAGTAAAACCATCAAGACTTTCAAAATATGTCATAACATATTGCCTATTAAAAAACAAAGTTCCAATATTTAGTTCTCCAGTAATAGTTAATTTTGAACCTGTCCAAGACAATTTATCCCCTATTAAATTTCCTCCAAGTTCTCCGTCTTTTATCGCTCCACCAGAAACACCATCTGTGAATTGATTGACGGATGACGGCGTATCAGCCAACTCCGGCAATTCAATAGATTCGGGCAAGTCGCCCTCAAACAAATCATCTAAATTGTATTCTAAATTATTTTCAAGTTTAGACATAATTATTTATAACTTTCGGTTCTGGGATTTCTATTTCTCTCACATACACAGGCGAACCGGCCGACTCGCCCGACACTTCCAATGAAATTGTTGTTCCTTTAATCGTTTTGCTAATTCCTAAAACCGAAAGAACTTTATTTAAAAAACCTTTGCCATTTATCTCTATCGGGTCAAGAATTTCATTGACATAAGCGAAACATTTTACCGAGTTTAAATTTTTACCCCGTATCACTATTCTGTCCGCTATTTCTTTTTCTTTGTTTTCCCCAAAATTATTATGATGAGTTCTTATTTTAAAAGGAAAATTGGCGGTGGTGGTCGTGGTAGCATCGGTGTAAGTCGCTGGTTTGTCCATTCTATACACCGAACCATCATCATCCCCCCCGACTGTGGTATTTACGCCCGACACCAAATAATTGGCAAAAACCCTGAACTCGGTCGGATAAGTCCTGACTGACCATTGATTTAAAATCCTATTGTATTTAAAAACCACATTGCTGTAAGTTTCCCCATCCACAGTAAGGTCGCCCACGCTCCAAGCGAAATATCGGTCTGTCGCCCAACCAGCGATGTTGGCTTCCGAAGCCGAAGCGATAGCGTCCACCCACTTCTTAATCGGTCTTTTGTTGTCTTGGGATATGCAGACAGGACGAGAGCCGTTGGTGATATAAAATCCTTTGGCGTTTTCATTGGAATTGGAATAAAACGCGCAAAGTCCTCCGCCCATTACCACGCTTTCCTGCGAGGGTGTGCCTATTTGAATAAGACTTTCAGGAAAAGCCGAGCTGAAATTCCAACGATGCAAACTTCTTTCTTTGAAAATAAGGACATAACCCGGAACTTTCCCTAAGGCCGTTATCGGCCCCCCGCCGTCTTCCGGTTCTATATCCACGAAACCATTACCAGAAGTCCAAGACACTGTTGAACCATTGGAAACTCCCGAATAGAAAATTCTAGTCAAAGTAGCCGTTACTCCTGCGATATACACCCGGTCTAGGAACTCTATGCATAAGTTTCCCGCCGGCATATTAGCCAAATCAAATGCTCCTCCGGTAGTTATCCAACCAGCCGAGGTGTAACTTCTTTCCGCGTCCGTTCCATTGATAAACAAAGTCGCCCCGTTAAAGACAAGGGAACGCATTTTTTTGCTGGCAGTCAGTCCGGTTACCACCACTCCGCCCGCCACATCATTAACATCGTAAATCACGGAGGTCGCTCCACCCGAAGCATTGATAGTTCCGAAAAGTTTGTTGTTGGCGGCGGTGTCCACATCTATATGCTGGTGAAGTCCCAACACGGTCATATTGTCCACCATTTGCGTTCCAATAGTCGCTCTGCCTGGACGGGAGACTACCGAACCAATCTCAATATCCGCTTCGCAATTTAGAAGCAGGTTTACTGTATTGGCGGGAGAAAGAGAAACATTTGCGTCCGATAACATCGCCCCGCTAAAGTCTTGTATTTTTATACTTGGCATTGTTGTTTACTGTTGTGAATAATCCAAACTTTGCAAATTGGCTTTCCTTGTAAGGTTGCCTCGTTTATACATTTTGTTTAAAGATGGTCGCATTCTAAACCTGTTATTTGAAGGAAGAGTTCTAATAGCATCATTAAGTTTTTCTTTAAATCCGATATAAAATCCGTCCGTGTAATCCAAAATCCCGTTGTTCTTTGCTTTCATTTTCATTCGCCATTTTAGAAAATCGGAAATCATATCGTATCTTTGCAGGTCAATAGTGTCGCCATCGCTGTCCACCATTGTAATAACTTTGGCGTAATCCCCGTAGATATTGGAATTGTCTTCATTGCCGTCCGCCAAAGGCCAAAATTCTATGTTCCCGTTTCGCACAGTAAAAGAGCTTGGTATGCCCTCGTCCTCGTCCTGCCAAACATAAGTGTCCACCGCTATTGTTACGGAAATTGAACCTGTCCCCGAAGCGGGAACACCGGTAAGAATACCAACAGTAGCGGAGCGAGTTACGCCAGTATAAGTGATACTGTATTTCGTCCCCGACACATAAACATTAACCGAACCGCTATCGGCAAAATCATAAGAATTGTCTATTTCCAAAGTCGTCTGTCCCGATACGGCTTGGGTAGTTACTTGCGTCCTCTTGACCCCCGTCATTTGAGCCTCAAACCAAACAGGGTCTAAATAATCCAGTTTTCCGTTGTCGCCTATCCTGACAGCGATTAAACTCTTGTTTGTTTCGGTGTCATAAGCGTCTGTCGGCATTGCCAAAATGTTCGTTCCTCTTGAAACTTGTCCTAATACAGCGTTATAGGAATAATGCTCCGGCCACCTTTTTAATTTTCCTTGAACAAGTTTAAGCCCATCATTCGCCCATTCATAGCAATCTTGGATAGTAAGTTTGTCGGAAAAATCCAATTCCAAATCTCTCAAAGCCCTTTCTGTCATAAAACCAACCGAGCTTCTTTCCCAAGTTCCATATTGAACCCCGTCCGAATAAAGAGAGCATTTATACCAAGTGTGCGTTCCCGTGCCTGTGTCGGTAATATCCACCGCTGAACCGCCATTAGTCAAAGACACGCTAAAAGTATTGGTGGCGGATGAAATCACATAATAAAGAACTGTCGTGGAAAGTCCGGCAGGCAGAGTTGTGCCAGAAATAACTTTTATAATATCCCCATTAACCAATCCGTGAGCCGTTGAGGTGATAATGTCCGTTGTGGCGGCGGTAAAAACCACTCCGATATTATTCACATATCGCCCGAAATAATATCCCGAATTATATTCAGGTTCGGGATAGACAAGTATTGGATTATCCGCTTCCAAAGCCACCAGTCCGTTTAACGCAGTCGTGGTTAAAGCGGTTTTTGTTCCCGTTAAAGTCGTGGTGTGAGCCAATTCAATCTGGTTAAAGGGAATAAGATAAACTTTCTCTCCGGCGTAATGAGCGAAAGAAGTATTAGCCGCCAAGGTTATGGTCGCTCCGGACGGAACGGTGGTGGCGTGGGTTTTGACAAACTCCGCCGTTTCTCCGAATGGGTTGATGATTAAGTTTTGATTTATACCGAACCTGTTGATGTTGGAAACAGTCAAAGTCCCCGAAGCGGCGGCGATGTCCGCCGTTAAATGGGTTTCTTCCATCTTTAAATTCAAAAGGTGGCTTTGATTTATGAGAAGCTGTTTATTTTTCCAACTTATTACAAGCATATTTATAGAGTAGTTTCCGTAATGGTAATTGTGCTGGAAGCATTTACTCCAAAAGCCGATACCGCTCCGCAACCATAATCATCAGATGAGTAGGCGACAGTAGTGCTGGCTCCCTGCCAATTTCCATCCATTGAAGTCGGAGTTACAGCCGAATGGAAAGAAAGCATAATCGCTTGGGCTTTTGTGGAGATAATACGGGAGGAACAAGAGGGTTTAGCGGAAAAAAGAGTTTTATTTTCCTGTATCCCGACCGTTATCGTAGAAGAAGAAGCCACTCTTGAAAACATACCTTTTAAGTTTGTTTGTTCTTTTCCTTTAAAAGAAATTACTATGGCTATTATTGATATTAAAATTGCTATCCCTGCTAGTATTTTCATTTTTTTAATTTAGTTGTTAATTTTTAGCTCTTATCGCACCGCTCTATATCACAAGTATAAAACGGTGAGTAAAAGCTAAATGGAAATGTCCTGACACCACACCCCCGCTTCCGCGCTCCAATTACCATAGTAAGTAGAGGAAGCCGAAGTATTGGTAATGTCGCCGATAATAGCAGTCAAAACATCGCCTGCGGCCAGAATGAAACTTGAAGCAGTCGGCACTATAATTGTCGTAGTTGTAGTCGCTACTGTGCTTGAAGCCACAAGATTTGTGGAAGCAACAGCAGTAGTGGAAGTGCCTAAACTGAATACAAGAGACGGCGCAAATGAGCCGTTGTTTTTGACATAAAGGAATGCTGTGTGAGAATCGCAGAATTTGGGGCCGGTGCTGTTGGTGTAAATCGTCCTGACAGTTCCTGTGGCGGCGGTTGAAAAAGTCCCGCCGACAACAAGTCCGTCTACTGATTGGGTAATCGTAGTCGTGCCAGTAAGAGTGGATGTCCCATCAACAGTCAAGGAAGCTCCGCCAGCCGGAGGAACATTGACTGTTATGCCTTCCTGAAAAGTGTGCGGATTGGAAATCGTGGTGGAACTTCTGTTGATAGCCCCCAAGCTATCAACTTCCTTCACAATTCTCTCCACATTTTTTGTTTCCAGTCTATTTCCCAAGAAAGACGAAGCGACCAAGAAAGCGATAATCAGAACGCTCAAATGGTTTTTCTTTAAATAGTCAATCATTGTTTTGTTTTGCGTCCGCTTTTTACTTCCCTTACGACTTCTTTCCCTCTGTCCTCAATAATCTTGGCGGACGCTTTTACGGCTTCTTCCACTCCAAGCGGTTTAAATTTCTTTTCCACCGCTTTGTCGTAGTCTTCCGCCGTCTTAATGCCGTTGCGGATATAATCCGCCGCCTCCAAACGAGTGAGGTTGCGGGCTTTTTCCAAAGCCATCAACTCCTCCAACTCTTCGGGAGACCACGGCTGTCCGTAAGCCTTTGCCCGTCCTTGTGATACCAGATTTGCGTAATTAAGCATAAGCGTAAATTAAGCTGATAATAATTGACCTTTAATTTGCCCCTGTTGTCCCCCAGCAATTAAAACTCTGGCCGAGAAACAGCACATAATAAGCGTCTATTGGGTATTCCCAGTTAAGAGAATCGTGGACTTGCGTTGATTCGCCCATTTGGGGTTTTTGAGCGAACGGCGATTTCAGGGTGCTTTTGATATTCCTTGAATCGGCCATAAACCAATAAGCGGAAGTGTCCGTGCCATCTCCTCTTGTATCCAGTCTTGACCAGACAAGGATGTTAGAAACTTTGCTCTTCAAGGGGTTCAAATCAACATTCGGAGTTCCTTGAACGCCCGATGAAAAGACAACTCTTTCCGCCAAATCCTCATTAGTGGCTGAAACAATCAACTGATTAAGGTTAATCGGTCTATTGGTGCCATTAGGGTCTTTGTGGGTCTTGGCATCTTTTCTGGCGGTGATAATCGCATCTCTGGAAAGAGCCGGATTCGCCGTGGCGGCCGAATTTCTGATAAGGTTTCTGGCAGTTGTTGAGTTCTGGTTGTTGGTATGGGAAGCGGAAAAGAACACAACAGCGTCCGGGGTTGTGTTGGCTTGGGAATATCCGTAAATGTCCGTGTAGGAAGTCCCGGAAAACCCATTGGTAAGCAAGTCGGCTTGAGATTGGTCTACTCTGTCAAAAGCATAGTCCACTGCCGAGCGGACTAACTCTTGCATTTGGTCATATCTCTCAAACATTCGCATATCCTTGGTAATGGACACACGGCCTCCGTAGCGCCTCTGCGTTGCGGAAACAGAATCCCCCTCTACTGAACTAGCGACTGGGAGCTGGGCTCCTTCAGCCACTCGGTCAAATTTGGCAATGCCGTTCAAGATAAGGTAGTTGTAGGTTTGCCAGTTGGTTTCGGAAACATCAAAAAGTTCCTTGCCAATCCAGTCCTGCACCTTTTCTTTGGCTGACTCGTTATACCATTCGTTCAGTTTCTGGGTCAAAGTTGTGTAGTCGGTAGTTGTTAACATAATGATAAAATTAAATTGATAATAAAACTGCGGCAAACTATCACCTATCACTAGGCGATAGCTTGCATAAATCGTCCTTCAACGATTTTGTCAGTTGCGTTTATGATTCTTTCTATAAGAAAAATCTTGTCGGTAGTGGCGGTCAAATCAACCGTCCCAGCGGCGGAAATATCATAGCGGTTTCCAACGTGTGTAGCCTGAACAGGTGTTGTGCCTGTCGTGGCGTGAACAACCACGGACGGGTCTATTCGGGTGCAAAGAATACTATCCGTGCCATCTCCTGCCGCCGAGGTTTTGGTTTCCATTGAAATAAAATCAACGGAAGCGTCCCCCGAAGCAGAAGCCGCCAAATAACCGGAAGTGAATTTCACTCCGTTATTTTTAGTGAAAGCGGTAGATGCTGTGGCCGGCAAAGAAACTGTTTTGCCCTCTTCTCTATTTTGAACAATAAAGCTCATTTTATTGCTGTTAAACTTATAATAACAGCAACCCTTAAATACTTTTGATATTACTTATACCTTACTTATACCATTCGCTCGGTTTTTTGGCGGGAGTGATATTGAGAGAACTTTTTTGAGGTTTTGAAGCGGGAGCGTTGCCTGTCGGACTTGTCTTGGTTGTAGTCAAATCACTGATGTCAGGTTTAGCTTCCGCCTTCGGCCTGCGGGTGTTAAACACCGTGTAAGCGTCCTTAATGTCCTCTAAAATGTCCTCTGCGGTATCCTTGCCCCTGCGAGGAGTATAAAACTGGCGAGCCTTATCCCAATTTTCCAGCAAATCCGTTTTAAAAGATTTGACTTCTTCCGTGTCCTGTTCGGAAACGGCAGTTGCCATACGGATAGCTTTCTTTTGGTTAGCCAACTCAAAATCCGACTTTTTAAGAAAATCAGGTTTTTCAACTTTCTTTTCTTCAATCGGTTTTTCTTCGGGTTTCTTTTCAGGCTTGTGCCTGTTATAGATTGCCCGAAACTTTTTTGCTTCGGCTAATAAAGCGTCTCTTTCAAGTTTATCAAGAGGGTCGCCGCCCTGATTGTCTAACTCATCGGACTTCGGGTCTTCTGAATTATTCTCATCAGGTTCCAGCTGAATCTCCTGCTGGTCAGGGTTGGGAGTTGTTTCCAACTCTAATTCATCATTTGTCATAGTTGATGTGTCTAGTTAATAATCGCTTTTTACAAGGGTTCGTTCCCTGTTTAATTTTCTAATTTAATTATATCACCTTTTTATTTGTCAAGCAAGTTTTATTTTTCAGTAATTTTGTCAAGCAACTTTTTCAGCAACTTTTTCAGCATTATCTTTTCTTAATTTTTGAATTGCCAAATAAGATGCCCTTGCTCTCAATCTCAAATTTCTCACTTCTAAAAGTTGCCCCGCCATTCCTTTGGCATTGTCCAATCTGCCTTCCAAAAATCTTTCCATTCCTTGTTTAATCAGATAGTCTTCTCTGGCATTAAGATACAGACGGAAAGTATCATTCTCATATAATTGGGCGAAAAGTCCCAATTGCTGTTCTTTGGATAAAGGCGGAATTGGTTTGTCTTTTCCAATTATCAAATCTATTATCAAATTTCTTATTTTATTTTTCATCTTTTTCTTTGTTGGCGATAATTCCTTCAATGGTCAAAAGAACTTTAACCACACTGACTGAATTGGCAACCGCCGCCTTGACTACGAGATAACTGTCATACACTTCTTCCAAATCAAATTCTTTGCCTAGATTGTTTTGGATTATCCTGTCATAAGGTTTTCGCAAGGCGTTATAAAGCAAAGATGTCTCACCAAGTTCATCAGAGATTTCTTTAAGAGTAACCCCGCCCCCTTTGACCATTCCGTCATTTAACGCCCCTTTGCAAGAGTTCATCGCATCTTCCACTTTCAGTTTCAGATAATATCTTTCAGCCACGGTTTTAGCGTCCACATAAATCGTGGCGATACCGCCCAAGAGAGCCGCTATTCTTTTGTCCATTAAATCTCTTTCTTTGCCGTCTTTTTCCGTTTCTTTTAATTTCTCAATTTCTTTGACCCTTACTCCGACTTTCGTCAGGGTTTCTTGTCCATAAACTAAACTTTCCAATCCCCGTCCGCCGATAAAAGTAGTTTCTTTTTCTCGGGCGATAAAAGTTTTACAGAACCCCGCATCGCTGAATTTCGCTTCGGCTATCTTCACTCCGGTCTTGGGGTGGGTATCAATCAGTTTAGCGTCGCAGAAAGCGGCGATGTCCCCGAAAGTGTCATTGTGAAAGTTTCCCGAAACAAGAATTATGGGAAAATTCGCTCTCTTCACCGCATCGCTGACCGAGTTGATGAACGGAATAGAAAATTGTTTGGCCACTATCGCCAATCCGTTCTGCTTGGTCTTGCCTTGAAGCATAGAAAGCATAAATGGAGCAACTTCAAGATATTGCTCAAAGCAATGATTGGCGACTAAAATCGGGATTTCCGAACATTCCGCCTTACCCACTCCGTTGAACATTGAAGTTGTCGCTATATTAAAAGGAAAAGCAATACCATTAACAACAGAAGTTTCTATTTTCCCGTTAAAGCCATTGTCCAATATGGGATAAGCGTCTTTGCCCGCTTGCCACATTGTTTCCGCCACTATATCAGCCCCAGTTTTATCTTCCATAGCCGTATAAGCGACTTTCCGCAAATCTTCCAAACTTTCCACTTTTATAATTTTAGATTTAAGGATTTCTAACACCCTATCTTTTTCCGTTTCCAATTCTTTTGCCATTTCCATTGAGCTTTTGGCTTCTCCAAGAGGGGCGTCAATGTCGGGAACTCTGTCAATGCAGTCGCAAGCCAGTTGAGCGCCGATGACCATTGTCGTAGTCGTGCCGTCGCCAGCGTCTTTGTCTGTCTGCCGAGCCATTTCGTGGAAAGCCAAAGCTATGTTATCTTCGCACTCATCCTCAAATCGTATCTCGCTTACGATTGTCCGCCCGTCATTGGTAATGCCGGAGGGCAGAAAATAATTTCTTCCGGCCGGCCCCAAAGTCTTACCCAAAATGTCCCCGACTTGTTTGGAAACATTTTTAATCGCTCCCCTTCCTTCTCCTCCCAACTTATATATTTTTTTTATCATTTTTTTAAGTAAATAATCGTCTTTTTTCTTTTGTAAGTTTCTTTTTCCTCTTTATCATTTCATTGAAAATTCTTTTTTCTTTATTCTCGCCGGTTTCAGATGAATAGAGTTTTGGAATAGCGGTTATTGCGTATCTAATTGCGTCACAATTAGATACCACTACTCCGTTTGCCACAAAAAAACCATTAGTCGTTGTTGTCGCATAAACGTCTTCTTGCCCGCAATGCTTTAGCTTTGCAATTATTGTGGCAGAATTTTCCGTGTTTTGTTTTTGCAACATATTCTTTTCCACATTGGTTGCAATTTCTTGTAATTTTGTATCTTGGGAAATATGAAGCATTTTTAATACCTTGTCTTTTACGGAATTTTTGCCCTTCTTTAGTTTTACTCCACTCACTAGCTTTCTTAATGGTGTTTTTGATATTCTTTTGCCACTTTGGTAGCATTTCTTTATAGTGTTCCTTATTGTGTTCGGCAGGTGATAAACATTTGAGATTATCCAAACTATTATTAAGTGGATTGTGGTCTTTGTGGTGGATATAAAAACCTTTTGGCGTTTCACCATTATGTTTTTCCCATAAATACCTATGAAGCCGTTTTGCTTTATAGCCGAAACATTTCTCCGCAGAAGATTTAAAATAGTTCCGAAGCTCACTGCGACTGGATTTTGGGTATCGTCTAAAGGTAATTCCGTCAATAATTTGTTTTTCCATAACACTATTCTATCAGAATATCGCAACCTGTCCAGCGTCACAAAACCTCTTTGTGTTAAATAAGGATGGTCGGCTGTTACTTTTGAACCCATAAATTCATACACGTCTTTTTTGCCACTATATTTTTTGAAAAGAATGTAGCCGACAGGAATTTCAATTATCACATCTTTTGTAAAACAACAATGGTCAAAACCTTTTTCCGGTTCGTTCGGCGATACCAGTTTACCATTTTTATCCGCCAGCCACAAATAATTCCTGTATTCGTGAATGATATTTACGCTTCTTTTGGTAACAGAAATTCTTTGGTCTTGAACCAAAGCAATTCCGCTTCGGACGCTATCTTTGCCTTTCTTACAAGGGATAATCGGAATACCAAAAGAGTGGATTTCATCAATGGATTTCGGCTCGGCGGAATCGGCGATGACCACAGCCTTATCTTGATTGGAAAGAATATCGGCGATTTGCTTATTGGACAGTCCTTTCTGGTAAAGAATTTCATCTAAAATCAAACCTTGATTCAACCGATAGACGGCGACAATGGCCGAGGGGTCGGTCGTGTAACCAAAATCCAGCCCAAATTTCTCCAGTCTGGCTTCGTGGGGAACTTCGTCAATTATCTGCCAGTCCCTATAAATCTTACCCTCCACTTCGCCCAACTGCCCTAGTCCATAAACCTGCCACCAACCTTTTCGGTTCTTCCTTTGCTCAATAGAGGCGATAATAGCCGGATTCAAAGCCTCATTATCCTTGTAATTAAGAATAATGTGGTCTATATCACTTCTGTTGCCTTTGACATCGGTATAAAACCAAAACTCATTAGTCGGATTCCAATCCATATAAACAAAATCATTAGTCCTTATCTCCAACTGCTCAAAAGTTTCAAATGGAATGTTGTTGGCTTCGTTGATAAATAATCTATCTCTTCTTGGCCCCCTGACTTTGGCCGGTTGGTCAGCCGAAAAGAACTCTATCTTTGACCCTGTTTCAAAATTATAAGTAAAATCAGACCGGTTCCATTTGTCTTCCTGATAATAACCGTGCTGTTGCATTATCGCTAAAAAATCTCTCATCGCCCCTTTTTTTAAATGGGGCAAACTTTCCGAAACAACGCTGGTTAATTTCGGATTTTTATCTGATTGAGCCAAATGAATGAGATAAAGAAGTATGCTTACCGTTTTTGACCCGGCTGTGCCGCCTTGGACAGCCCTAATCCTTTTGTCCATTTTCATTATCTTCTTCGTGGCTGTCGTTATTTGAAATGCCATAAATATCCTAATACCCTCCGTTATCCCTTCCATACCCCCGACATATCGGAGTTAAGGCTGGGCTGTAATAATCTTATAATCAATCTCTTATTAAGAACAAATGGAAGTTGCCAGTTGTTTGGAGGTGAAACAGAGCTGGGCTGATTCAGAAAGCTTTCCCTTTATAAGCAAATCCTATCTGTTCTCAATAATTGAGCAAGTTTTTAGCCATTCCTCAATAGGGCTTGATTGATATTTAAATCAGAAAAAGCCGCCATTACTGACGACTTCTTCCAATTTCGGTCAAGAAATTATGTTTGTTACCTCCAACAAACAAAATAGTATTTGTGATAAACCGCACCAACACTATTTTCTTTGTGTTTATTAGAGGCATAATAGTTGACCTTTCATTAAGTCTAGCATACCCATTTCTTGTGTCAAGCAAGTGTGTCAAGCAAGTGAATAAAATAAAAAATTTTGCAGAGAGGGGAGTATATAATATCGGGGGGTGGGGGGTTGATGCCTCCCCCCCCCTCTATCATTCGTCCTGCCTCACCATAGAGCAAACGGCGGGGATTATAGAGCGAAACTGTCGCAATAGGAACACTTAATAATCAGGATGGGGTGTGATACCTCTTCTTACTGTGTCGCACAATATACATTTTGCGACCAAAAACAGCTAGTCTATTATGTTTATTATCCTTACGGCTTGTTTTCTTACTCGTATAATGAGCCATAACGAACGAAAAAAGGGGGCAAGCTACTTTGCTACCTCTACCGGTTCCGTTGTTGTTGCTTCTACCTCTTCCGCTTCTACATATTCCGCTTTATTATTTTGAACGAACTTTTTAAAATCTTGCTTTTCAAATTCCTGGCCGGCTTCAATCGCCGGAGTGTCGCCTTTAATTTTTAGGCCTACCAATATAGGAGTAGGCAAGGTGATGTTATGCGTCGCTTCTGTTTTATCTTGCCAGCCGTAGGCATTTTTCATAAAGAAAATTAAAAAGGCGGCGTTTGTTTTATTGGTTCTATTTTCACCAAAACCTAAACCCATTTGAACAGCTCTTGTTTCAAGTTTTTGTTTTATAAGTTTATACAACTCTGAACATTTTTTTTCATCCTTATATTTTTTAACAAAATCATACAGAGTGTTTATTGAATACTTCTTGTTATCAAATAATTCATTGATAAACATTATATCCTTATTCCTAGCCAGTTTATTATGGGCGGTTCTTAATTCTCGCCATAGCCAATTCACTGGATATTTTGTGATGTATTTTTTCATTTTTTGGGGTGGTATGATACTATCATCTGCTTAATTATCTTCTCTTATATCGCATTGTAGAGCGTTGTTATTATTATATTGTGCGACATCTATTAACTTTGAACTTTTGTTTGACATTTTTGTTTGTTTGTTCTGTTATTTCACTATCCACATATTTTAAATTATTGTGCGACATTATGGGCTTGCTTACCGATATGGACTTGATATAATTATTGCATAGTCGTATTTATCAAATAATTTATGAAAACTTATGACAAAGAAAAAATTGGTAAAACTTATAGAAAAAAAGCTGTCCGGCTTAATTGCCACTGTGCAAGCAGACGACATAACAGGCGTTCGTAAAGATGTATTTGCCAAGCCGAACTATCTAGCGAAATTTGAGGTTTCGGACATAATGGATTTGGTTGAAGAATTAGCCAACTTTTAAATTTATGTTTTACAAAGGACAAAATGTAACTTATAAGCAATACCGGAGAATTGAGCGGATGGACTGCATCAAGCAATTCATCGGCTTTGGTGTCGTATTCTTCGGCGGGCTTATATTATGGGCGCTTATTATTATAGCATAATTTATGAAAAAAACTACACCCTACAAAAGAATTGATAAAATCGTTCTTAAAAAAGCAAGATATAAAAACTTAACTGAAGCGGAGAAATCAATCCAAAAGGAAGGGACTGAAGATTATATTGCCATTGATAACTTACTCTATACGATGATGGAATATGATGAGCGCGGGGCGATTATCCAATATTACAATATGCGAACAAACAATATGCTGGAAATTGCAACGAGCAACCGGTATCAGAACGGTTTTGGCGATGCAAAACTGGAATTATACGAAAATTACGGAGTGTGGAGAAATGATATTAGTTATGCGGATTAAAAACATATGGACAAAACAAAAATGTATCAAAGGGAGATAGAAAGCAAAAAGCAAATGTTTACGGCCTTTATTAAAAAAAACGGCTATATTGAAAATCTGGGACAGATAGAATACCGTGAGTTTATAGAAAAAGTAAACAACTGCGATGATTTGGGTTATGCAGACAAAGCGATGCTAGCCTTTAATTTTTCTGAAATGCTTGAAAATCTTTAAACCTTGCTAGTCCGGCTTTATGGCCGGATTATGGAGGGCTTAAGCTTTCCGGCTGATTGGGTAGTCAGTCAGACCTTTAACAATTAAATTTAATTTATGAAATACAAAATCAAAGTATCGTGGAATTGGATATATGACGACATTGAAGCCAAAAGCTGGCCAGAAGCCAAACAAAAAGCGTTATCCCTTGCCAGTGAAAGGGTGGAACAAGATTATATGATAGCGGAAGAATATCAACCGCCTAGAAATTGGCGAGAGACAGCGGAAGAAGAAGCCAAAACAATAGCGGAAGAATTGGAGCCGGAAATAGCGGAAGCGGTGGCAAAATGGAAAAACGAAAACAAGAAAGGCGGAATGTATCGGCTTGACGATGATATTGCTAGCGAGATATACGACGCTATCTATCAGTCGGAGGATGTTGTTGATAAAGCGTGGCAAGCATCCGATAGATATTTTATCTATAACTCGTCCGATGCCTTGAAAGAAGCGATGGACTGCATAGATAGATTAAGCGATTATGCTTCGGGTGATAGCGGATTATGGGAAGGTAAAACAGAATACTGGGACATTATCAACATACAGGCTTATGATGCATTAGAAGGAGCGATAATGTCTTTTACAGAGGATGAAGTCAAAAATAAAATTATAAGTTTTTTAAACAAATAATTTTATGAAACTATATGGAACAATCACGAGCGAGCGAGCGAGCAAAGGACAAGGTGGAAATCATTTTCTTGAAATTGAAATCAAGGCCGAAAAAGTGGAGGGAACACCGACAAGGGCGAATATCTACCGCATCCGTCTTGATGTGATTGACGATAGATTGTATGCCAAGCTACACGAGTATAGCACCGGAACGACGCAAGACTTAATTACTTATAGACCGGCTACTCAATGCGAGCATAACGCAACAGACAAAAAGGGATTATGTATAAAATGTGGCTATAATACCCTACACCGAACACTCGCAGAATTAAAAGGCGAAAAATAAAAAGGCGAATAATAAAAGCCAAAAAATAAAAGGCCGTTAGACTTACTACCAGTTTAGCGGTTTTTTTATTGTCAATTTTCTATCAATTTTCTTCCTTAATTATAGCAAAAAATCAAGAGAAATCAAGAGAATTGGCAACGAGGCAAACAGGTTTTTTCATAAGTTAGGTCGGGATTTTAAGGGATTATTGGGATTTTAAATCCGCTTATGGATGAAGAATTTACAAGTTAAATAAATTTTATGGAAAAAAATAAAGCGGCGGTGGAATTAGGGCGATTAGGAGGTCAAGCCAGAGCGAGAAATTTAAGCAAAGAAAGAATAATTGAGATAGCAAAAATTGGAGCTAAGGCTAAATGGGCTAAGAAGAATAAAAAAGGAGGGAATTAACCCTCCCTTTTTTTATAAAAACACTTTGCACATTCCCACTTTTTTGTTTCCCGATTAAAAATTACTTGCCCAACTTCTTTCTCGCACTTCTCACATATATAAACTATGCCGTCTTTTGTTTCTTTTGTTTCCATTTTCTTAATTATATCATTTTAAACTTCTCCTTTCAACTTCGCTTCCCGATATTCGTCAATCAAATCAATACATTCTTCAATAGTTTCCATTTGCCGTTTTCTTTCTTCAAATTCTTTATCAAAATTACATTTTTCGCATTTCATAGATTGTTTTTCTCGCTTATTTATTTTACAATTTTTGCATTTCATCTCTTTCACAATTATAGCATACATTCCCTTTCTTCTTAATCGTAAATGTTCCCCTTATCGCTTTTCCGCAAGTTCCGCAAAGTGGCAATTCCCATAATTCAATTCCAAAATCCTTGCAAACTTTTTCAAGTTCTTCTTTGTCGTCAAACATTATAATCGGCGAGCCTTCTTGGCTGTCGCCCTTATAATCCAAATCAATCAATTGCGAAAGGCTATATGCGTTGTCGGCGATAATCCCAACCAAGTTGTCTGTTTCGCCCAAATCCTTGTCGTCTAAATACGGGTTATTGATTTTCTGCTTCAAAGGTATTCGTATGACAAGCTCGTTATTTTCTTTTGTTATGTTCATAATTTTATTTTTATTTTTTTAATAATTTTATAAAATTTGATTTTTCTTTTTTCATTTTGTTTTATTATTTAATAATTTCCAATATCCGCAAAGTTAGAGTCGCACTAACAGGACTTTCGTAAGCGATTTACAGTCGCTCCCCGCCCTCTACGGGACTACTTGCGGTAATAAGAGCGAATTTTAGGCTTCGCTCACGCCTTTTTAAAGAACTAAATTACTTTTTAGGAAGAAGTTGCAAAGAAATAACTTTTATCACTCCTTTCTGGCTGATCTGCTTTAAGGAAAAATTCTTGCAAACCGCTTTGCCTATTCCGATGTGCAGGCAATAATTTACCGTCTTGTAGTTATCAATGATTTCATTTTTTTTGAGACAAAACGCTTTTGTTATCATTGAGAACCCTCTTTCTGGCAACTCGGGCAAAGTTTTCTTTCAATTTCAATTACGCCTTTTGCGACATAATCTTTCAGACTTTCACAGACTAACTTGGACGGACTTTGCCAAGTTTGGTCATCTCTTCGCAAATGCTTTCCACAAACACAGACTTTCACTATCACTTTTGCCATCGTAATCACCTCACTTTCTGTCGGTTAAAATTTAATTTTTCCTGAATAAAATTCACATAAACAACTTGGACAAATAGTAAGGCAAAGTTGTTTCTTGATGGAAAAATAAAACGATAAAATATGTTCGTTAGGTTTAATCCAAGTTTCTGAAAATGCTCTAATCATTAAACAAATTTCGCAAATTTCTAAAACAACATTGTCATCGTATATTTCAAAAAGGTCAAAATCTTTCAAGGTTCGGCGCTCCTTTTCTTATGTTCCGCTATTTCTTGGGCGGAATAAAAAGGCAGATGTATCACGCCATTGAGAAATGGACAAGCGAAAGCTAGGACTTGATGACTTATTTTGTAATCGTGATTTTGACCACAGACTGGACATTGAATAATTCCTTTCATTTTTCACCATCCTTTCAGTTGCGTTCACTTTCGGAGCTAGCCAAAGAAGCAGAGCGAAAGCCAACGCGAGGATAAGCCAATACAGATTTTCTTTTACGGCTTCATAAAAAACTTTCAACTGTCGTCCCTCCTTTTTTCAGTCCATTCTTTCTGCCTTCTAGGGCTGAAAATGTCTAATGAAATTTGCAACTCTACCGCCGAGCAGTAGAAAGTTAGTTTATTTACCCCTTCTTCAAATTTGTGATGTCTTCCGCAAAATGGACACAATATGTTGTTTATCATAATGAGAAATGAATATCCTTTCTTTCCGCAAAAAGTTTTAATTTGGGTGAGCCGATTTTCCCGATAGGATAATTTTTCTGCTGTCCATAACTCGTATCCCAATCAAGATAACCGCCAGTCAATACGACATATTGCTTTGCTTCCACAATCCTGTTTTTTGTCGGGTCAAAGTATTGCTTGATTATAATATCGCTTGCAAGCCCGTGAGTATGAGCCATTGCAACAACATCGGCCGAAACTATCTTACCGAGTTTTACAACGGCGTTGAGTTTCGTGTGTTCCATAATACTGGCCGAAACTCCGTGTGTGGAATAAAGAGAATATCTTTGTTTTCCGACATTCAACAAACTCCAACAAGAATACGAAAGATAAGGAACATTCAACATTTTGGCTATAATCTTTGCGATATTTATCCCTGTCGTTAATAAAACTCTGTTTTCGTGATTGCCCTCGTGAAGTCCAATAATATATCCCGCTTGGGCTAGTGGGGTCAGCAACTCAACCACCGCCTCCATTTGGGCTTGCGGGTTTAGTTTTTGACGATAAACACTATCGCCTATACTGTCCCGAAGTCCGGCCTCAATTAAATCGCCGACCAGTAAAACATAAATACCATTATCAAGAGCATAATCCAGCATAGCTTTCGCTTTCTCTATGTTCGCTGTTGGGTATCCATAATGCAGATCCGAGAAAAAAAGCACTTCTGCGTAATCTTTACCCTTTTTTACTTTCAATGTTTGCCGATTAAGTCTTATTGGCCTACCCACTATCTTATCTTTGCCCGCATATCTTTCCGCAAATTCTTTGTCTTTTTTCTTCAAGTTTCACCTCCTGCCTTTCTTTTTTGAATATAAAATTTAAGCTCATTTTCAAAACAAGCCCAAATTTTCTTCATTTTTCTCTCCTTTCCTAAAAAAGTATGAAATAAAATACTGATTAGAGGCCATCACGGACAAGTAACCTGCACGACCTCTAATCAGTATTTTATTTTTTTTAAAGAACTATCAGTGATAATTCGCTGGTGGGGAAATTTTACCATTTAAACTACCAAGAGTATCTAGAATTCATTTCTTGGATTGGTGTTTAACCAACATCTTCCCCCATCAACGAACTATCACTCTTATTATATCACATTCCCCCTCGCTGACTTTGTAAAATAAAATGATTATGTTTTATCAAATTCTCTTTCGCTTCCAATGGCTGTAAATTTGCCAAACTCCAACAATTTTTAAACGCTTGTTCTTCCCTTGTTTGATAAGGAAACCAAGATTTTGGAACAATATGGTCTAAGTGCCAATAACTTCCATAGTTCTCCCAAGTCATTTTATCGTCAAACTGTTTTTCAAGATGCTGATATAAATCTTGTAATGTGTAGCCTACCAATGTTTCCCATCTTCTGCCTGCTTTATTACCTTTAAGAGATTTACATATTGAAGTAGAAATTCTAACATCTAATCGTTTTTTGGGAACTTTTAAATAACTCTTTATCCATTTTCTATTTCTCTCGTTAATCCATTCCCTATTTTCTTTTCGCCACCTTTTATGATTTTCATAATCTCTTTCTTTGTTTTTTACCCTCCATTCTTTACATATTTTTTTGATTTTTTCTTTATTTTTTTTACGATATGCTTTTATTTCTTTTTGATGTTTATCACTATAAGTTTTTGAATGTTTTTTCATTTTCCCTTTATTTTTCATTCGCCATTCTCTACGATATTTATCAATTTTCTCTTTGTTTTTTTCTCTCCAATTTTTGTAATACTCTTTTTGTGATATATTTTTATATGGCATTTCTTTATAAAAACTGGACACCCGCCTTGTAAGTGGGTATCCAGTTTTGATTACAAGGCTAATAATAATTAAATTATAGCATATCGTAATCTTTTTACCAAATATACCACTTTCTTCTTTTAGGCTCGGCTTCTTTTTTGTGTTCTGCTATGTCTTGCTCGGAATAAAAAGGCAAGTGGATTACGCCATTGAGAAACGGACAAGCAAAAGCGAGGACTTGATGGCTTATCTTATAATCGTGATTATGACCGCAGACCGGACATTGAATAATACCTTTCATTTTCTTCTCCTCCTAAAAAAGTATGAAATAAAATACTGATTAGAGATTAGCTGGTGCAGTGGTGTGCCATCTTTGCGAATAAGTGAGCTAGCATTTATTCACAAATGACGGATTTGAACCGTCCCCACAACATCAACCAACCTCTGTTCAGTATTTTATTTTTTTAAAAAAGAGCTATTCGTAATAATTCGCTGGTGGGGAAAAACAAATGCATATTGACCTTTCAGTGCTCTCCTCTCCGTCAAGTGGTGAGCTTTTTCCCCCATCAACGAACTATCACTCTTATTATATCACATTATATCTTAATTCTGGGTAGTTAATCTTCAAATGCAGTTATTAAATAAACTTTATTTTTTTCTTCTCTAATATCTATAAAATAGGTTGTTTTGTAATTTGAGTAATCTTTTTTGTCTATTTCTTTGTCGTCAATCTTAAAACTTGAGTTTCCATATTCCGCAAGATAAACCGGCGTTCCTTTACCCATAACAAAATCTCCGCCTTTATATCCTATGAATGTCTTTCCGACTGCTTCTTTCAAAACATCAATCCATTCTGCAACTGTGGGATTTTTTTTCCCAATACTCCTCTGTTTGTGAATAACATATCCATCATCAAATTGTTTTTCAATTTCTTCTGTTTGATAACTGCCAAAATCTTCTGTTTGTATTGCAAGCTCTGCATATATACCCCTCCAACTTCCAATTCCATTGGGTCTTTTGTCCATTAAGTCAATAAAAAGTGGTAAATCTTTATTCTTTACCGCTTCAAGTTTAAGGATTAATTCACCCAATAATAATTGCGGAGAGTTTTTTAACTCTTCTGCCCTTTTGGCGGCAACTGCGTTGTCTAGCATTGTTTGTAAATCCATCATAAATTTTATTTCCCTAATTATTCTTATAATTTTCCGACCTTTATCCCCTCCCCTAGCTGACTTTGTAAAATAAAATGATTATGTTTTATCAAATTCTCTTTCGCTTCCAATGGCTGTAAATTTGCCAAACTCCAACAATTTTTAAACGCTTGTTCTTCCCTTGTTTGATAACTTCCCCAATATCCCGCAAATGTTTTTCCGACTTCTTCTTTTATTCTATCAATCAGTTCTGAAATTGTTGGGTTTTCTTTTCCACTTTTTTTATTGTTTATTTTTTTCATATTTTTAATTTATAATGTCGGTTCTTCTTCTAATTTGGGATATTCGTAATTAGCTTTGTCTTCTTTTATTAAACTTGGGAATTTCCATTCTTCGGGATTGGGTATCGCAATTTCACACCACGCCGATATTTTGTCCATATAATCTCCAAAATCTTTTTTGTCTAAATTGCTAGTTGTGGCTGGCAGTTTATATTCTTGTCCTTTAACTGAAATAAATCTAGGAGGCAAGAATTTTCTTTTGGCTATTTCGTGTATATCTTCCGCCAAATTACCTGTTTCGTCTTCAATAAGATTAAGATACGCCCAATAATAAGCATTTTGTTGAAGCGACCTTTTGTATTTTTTTTCTTCAATGGTCAAAATGCAATCTTTATCGGCGAGTTTATAAGTAAGATAATTTTCAAATTCCTCACGGTTTTTAATTACCAATTCCCCCTCGTTGGTTATTTTAACTTGAAATGTTTTTATGAATTTAGACATTTGAGTAAGTTTTTTTAAGATATATCATCATCAATTTGTCATCTCTTTTGCAGTAAAAATTCGCTCTTAATTTTAATGCGTCAAATTTCTTCTTTCCTAACTTTTCAAACTTATAATCTCGGTATTCATTCGGGTTCTCCTCAAATTTCTGATGGCAATAATCCAGTATATCGCAATTATCCTCGTCAAATCTCACATTCTCATTTCTTCGGCCATAGAAGTGAGAAACTGATAATCCTTTGCCTTCGGGATAAAATGTTCCGCATTTTTCACATCTGTATCCTCTTTTTTTACGGAGGGCTTTGGAAAAATAAGCGTCTGTTGCCCTGATTTTGATTTTTCCCCAGCTCATTTTTTTAAAAAGGCGGTTTATCGTTTTTAAAATCTTCGGCATTTTGCTTGTCATATTCTATCACTTTTTCGTCTTCTGCTTTGGTGGTCAAAGCATATTTTACATTATCGTTTTTATGACGCAAGAAATTCGGACAATAGGGATTGCCTGTTTTGGCCGAGATTATTCCTTCCGAACCGCAGGCCGAACAGAACGAGCCAGACTTTTCTTTGCCTTTTGAGCCGGTGGCTTTGTTTATCTCGTCCACACTTGCCACGCTGTCTATCACGCCAATACCCATAAGAGCCAATGCCCGGCCGACCGCGCTTGTTTCTGCGTTTTCCAGCGCCGAAGTTTTATTCACCATTCCATCTCCGATTGTCGCTTGCGAATATCCGGTGAATTTTCTGCCGGCCAGTCCTTCGGGATAAACTGTCGCCTTGATGATGATGTGGTCGCTTTCGGGCGAGGTTACAAGCTCTGTGCCAATGCAACCGTCTTTATAATTCTCGTTGAAGAATATGATGCGGTGCGATACTTGGACATATTCCCTACCCTTAATCAGAATTGCTTTGCTTTTTAAATTTTTATCCATATGTTTTTTTATTCGGGGATAGATTAAGCAGGACTGCGTAATCTTTCCCCCGAATGTCCTCCTTAATTGATAATCTACTTGCTGTCTTCCATTGCATCTTCGTCTTTCTCTTTTTGATATTCCTCGTCGGCTCTATCACCAATTTCAGCGTTCTCTATGTTGAATAAGATGTCGTTGACAATATCTTCGTTAATTATCAATCCTTTCTGTTTCTCTTTAAGTAAAGAAAGCTGGATGTCTCGTATGGTGTTGATTATAATCAACTTTTTTATTTCTTTATCCATAAATTTAAAAACATTTTATGTTAAAAAATAATGGGCAAAAATCGTATGTTGCGACCGACCATATCGCAACAGATAAAGCATACATTCCGATAATCGCCACTAGACTGTATAAGACGAATTTTATTTTTTTGTTTCGGCGTTCGGCGTAAAAACATTTTAAAGCGTAGTTCATAAAATTATTTAATTAAATCCTCTATTAAATCCATTATGTCCGAAACCTCAAACTTCGCTAGATAATTTTGTTTGCAAAACAAACCTTTGTGTAAGCCTGTTCTGTTGTCTGCTTGCACTGTCCAAATTAGACCTGACAATTTTTTCTCTATTTTTTTAACTAACTTTTCTTTTTCTTTTTTCATAAAATTATTTTACTAAGTCGTTAATGTCAATTCCTTTTTTTCTTTCTTCCTCGGTAATTTCACAATCGTCTAGGTTGCCTCTGATGTTGGAGAGGTCGCCTGTGAGTTTGGAGATGTTACCTGTGAGGTTGGGAGAGATGTCGCCTGTGAGATAGGAGATGTTACCTGTGAGGTTGGAGATGTTACCTGTGAGGTTGGAGATGTTACCTGTGAGGTTGGGAGAGATGTTACCTGTGAGATTGGAGATGTCGCCTGTGAGATAGGAGATGTTACCTGTGAGGTTGGAGATGTTACCTCTGATGTTGGAGATGTCGCCTGTGAGATAGGAGATGTTACCTGTGAGATTGGAGATGTTACCTCTGATGTTGGAGATGTTACCTGTGAGGTTGGGAGAGATGTTACCTGTGAGGTTGGGCGGATATGTCTTTCTGTCATTTCTGTCAATGACAATTTTTATATTATCTTTGAAATAATATAATTCGTTATTTATTTTTGTTAGATTTTTTTTCATAAAATTATTTTAATTATTTTTTAACACGACCTATAATTGAGCGACCAGACTTTCCCTCCGCCTTTGCCTATTTAGACTGTGTCTTGGTTCGGCTCCGGCTTACGGGAGGAAGTCCAGTTTTTCAATCTTGGTTTAAGTATAATCTTATCTGCCACGATGTCAAGGAAAGTTATACACAGAACATCAAAACAACACGAATTATATCTTTTTGTCAATTTTTAATCTTTCTCTTTTTTTCTTCTCTCTGACCATTACAGCGTGCTTTCCAATTTCGCTTAATCTTTTTTTGGTTAAGTTTCTAGCTCGGGCATATCCGCCTTTTTTGCCATTCTCGGATAAAAACTTTTTTATTGCGTTATTCATATTTTTATATCTTAACAAGTAGGTTTATTTTGTCAAATTATTTTATTATCTTTTAAAGTTTCATAAATTGCTTTCAAAAAAAGCTTTTGCAAATCTGGCCGGGGTTATACTTCTCCTTGCTTGCCTGTCCCAACATCCGAATGCTTCCGAATGAATATCTTTACTTGCCAACATATCAAATTTTATTAAATCTTTTTCCGCCCAAATAGAGGGAGGTTTCCCTCTATTTGTAGAATTTCCCATGGTGTGAAGATAACTGTTTGTCTTTGCTTTTGCTTTTGCTTCTTCCGTCATTGGTATTGGATTTTTAGTTGGTTCATTGAAATTACCCCATAGTGCCGTTCGCTTTTGATAACCGTCGCCAAACTCCCACGGGTCAAAAATAAAGGCGGGTTTGCCGAGAAAATTTTTTAGAAATCCAAAATATGGATTTTCCAAAACCCAGAATTTTAAAGGCAATGTTTTTTTCGTCGTGTCTTGTTTAATTTCCAGGCACGACCAAATAATATCAAGACAAGTTCTGACACATTCCATACCTTCTTTTAAATCTCTTGGCTTCTTTGCGTTGGTTCGGGCGAAAGAAAACATTGTGCAAGGCGGCGCGGCCAGAATACCATAAACATTTTGTTTTGCGATTATAAGAGGCGCTATATCCGAATGTCCATTTCCGTTAGGTGAACAAAATGTCAATCTATCGTCCTCAATTCTCGTAAGATTTATATCGTAATAAGGCAAGGTGATGGAAATAACATTATAGCCAGCTTCAACATAGGGTTTTTCCCAAGATCCCGTTCCAGAACAAAGACTTAAAATTGTTTTATCTTTATTGCTTTTATCCATTATAATCTTATCTTTGTTTTCCATAATAATTTTTGGTATTTTCATTTTAAAAATTCACACACTAATAATGAATGAGAAGCATCGCCGAATTTCCGACAAACTTCGGGACGCATTTCATAAATTGAACATTTGTGATTTTCGTCCAAGAAACCGCAAACTAAATTATCATCGCAAGCGATAAAAAAATCGTCAAAATCTTTCACTTCGCATTTTCGGGCAAAAGAAAATCTTTTAAAGGGTCTTGGCAGAGGCACCGCCCCGCAACATTCTGCCTTGCATTTTTGGATATCACAATTCATATTTTTATAAATTTAATAATCAATCCTAAAAATTTCTTCTTCCACTAAATCTATTTCCTCTTTGATTTTATCTTCTTCCGCCGGAGTTTTGGCTTGGCGGAGTTTTTTGATAAGCTCTTGTTGTTTTTCTTTTAACATAAAATTCTTTTATAAAAAATTCTAATAAACCAATCCCACCCATAATCTTTGATATTTCTAATATCGGCCGGCAATATCCAATTTTCAATCGGCATAGCGTTTTTTTTCAAGTCATCTTTTATTTCTTTTTCAATTTTTTCCAAAAGAATAATTTTATCAATGTTTCTTTTTTCAAAACAATTTCCTGATTTTCTGGCATTATTATCTTCGCATAATAATTTTTCTTTCAATTTTGGAATTTTTAGTAAAACTTCATTCAAAATTTTTCTTATTTTCCCTGTCATTATCGCTGGCGTGATTTTATGTTTCAAAAAAGATTTAGTTGATTGCCATTCTTTTCCCACTTTTTCGTATTCTTTTTCCAAACCCAAAGAAATTAAAAAATCTTCATTGCCTGCAAAAATTTCAAAATAATTTTTCATATATTTCCAAATTCATTGCTAATTTTGTCTAATTCCAATTCCTGTAAAAAATGATTTTGGTGGTTCATAAACCAAGTTCCCATTTTCCCTTCTCGGCGATTTTTCCAAATTCTTACTTTCGCCCAAGTATCGTCTTCCACTAATTCTTCCATTCTATTTCTTTTAATATCGCTTCCGTTCGGCACCCTCCATACTCCCATCACCACATCAGCTAAACGGCTAATCATTCCACTATCTCGTATGTCCTGCATTTGCGGTTCTTTGTTGTCGTCTCGGTCTTTATTGTGAGCGACAAGGAAAATAACCAATCCGTAATCAATCGCTAATTTTTTTATCTGGGCGACCACATCGCCAATTTCCAAAGACAAGTTTTTCATTTTTTCCATTGAAAAAATTTGGTGGAGATGGTCAATAAAAACAATTTCGGTATTATATTTCATTTTTGCCTCAATAATTCTTTCCATCAGCCATTGGATATTATTCTCTGTGTTTTTTGACGGAAGATAAAAAAGAGGCAACTTCCCTTTTTGTTGAATTTTGTGCAAAAACTGTCGGGGGGGGACTTCCATTGTGAACCATACTGAATTTATCTCTTTATTCGCCATATTTTGCGTGATGCTCATAAGTAAGGTTGTTTTTCCCCCACCTGTCGGGCCGGTGGCGATTATAAGTTCGCCAGGCTCAATCCCATTAAGCAACCTATCCATACTTGGAATACCTGATCTGAATATCTTGCTTGGACTTTGATTTTCAAGTTTAGTTAGTTCCTCCGAAGAAACTATTTTATCTTCACCTTGATAAACCGAAAGTTTTTTTTCTAATTTAACTAAATCTATTCCTGTGGGCAATGACATAAAATTATTTATTTACTTTCCACCGATTAAGGCGGTTGCTTGATAATGCTTGGGTTATTTGGATTAAGTCCTCGTCTTTTTTTGATTGATTAAACCAATCTTTAAAACTGTCTGATATATCTTTTTCGCTCATAACTTTTAAAGCCCTACACAAAAGAACATAGCCGGCTTTATTATACATAGGTCTGCATTTGATTTCTTTTTCAGCTATTTTTATAAATTCATCTTGTAATCTTCCGGCAATTATATTTCTACCTTCTGTTTTTTTCTCTTTTATTTCTTCTTGTGTTTCGTAGTTTATCTTTTTCTCATAATCGTCTTCAAAGTTGTTTGGATTATATTTCATATTTTTTTTAATTTGTAAAAGAGATTTTACGTTAGTAAAATCATTCTTAAGATTAAGATTAAGATTAAGATTAAGATTAAGATGCGATAGGGTATCCATACCGTATCCATACCCTATCGCAATTTGTAAAATTTCGTTGGGAATTAAGGATATTTCAGTTTCTATGCCTTTTTTAACAGTCGGACTCCTTTGATTTTGGTGTTTTAGAAAATTTATCAAAATAACCCATCCTTTTTTATAAAAAACTTTTGGTTCTAATCTTGGCAACATTGACTTGTTTAATTCTTCTTTTTCTATGCCGGTTTCAAAAGACATTGTGCTTATGGGTAATTCATATATTCCACTAATGTTTGTATGTTCGTTAGTAAGAAGATAAATAAATACAAGTCTGTCTAATGGATTAAGTTTTTCTCTAACCCAACCATCGTTCCATAATCTTGTATTGATCATTCTTGTTTTGCTCATATTTTTAACAACCAAAAGGGAGAAGACGGCTGGAAAGGCTTTTCGCAAAACCTAAACCATCTTCTCCCTGCTGATAATTATCTATTAAATTATTTACGAAAATTTTATCCATACACCTATTTTATACCTCTTTATTATATTTGCAAATATTTATGTGGATAACTATACTTCAATCAGTTTCAAAACCGAAACAAAATTTTTAAGTCGGATTTTTGAAATAATAATTGTCTGCTTCTGGGCAATTTGACAAGTCGGTTGTCTGGGGCGGGCAAGACGGACTAGGGATTTCCTTGTCCGTCTTTGTTTTTATATAAAATTGTTTTTTGCTCGAATTTTTTAATTGATACCAACCCTTTTTTTTCCGCTTCTCGTTTTCTATCGCCAATAATTCTTTGTAAGATTTTCCTTTGATTTTTTTACTGAATTTTTTTGTATTTCTGTATTCATAACTATATTTTAGGATTTTTTCTCTGTTTCTCTTTTTGTATTCTCGGTTATAATCTTTCTTGCTTGCCCACGCCGATTTTTTTCTTAAAATAGTTATTCCCGCTTTTTTTAAATAATGATAAATAAGAGAATGGTCTATGTTATATTTTCTCGCCACCACCATTTTCACCGCCCCCGCTTTCACTTCGGCGAGAATGTTTTGAACAGTTTCGGGAGTTAATCTATTTTTGGTTGCTCCGGACAAAATTTTTAAATCCATTTAATAATAGGTTCTCCTTCATAGCCGATTTCCCATACATACCAAGCAAATGCCATTGTGCTACTCATTTTCTTCCCTGTGATTTCATCGTTCTCTTTTCCGTTTCTCATAGGTTGTTGTCTTTTTTTGAAAACATAAACATATTTAAGTGGAGTTTTTTGTAAGAAGGTTGCTCGTTTTTGTCCTTCAAGTGCTTGTAGTTTTCCAAACATTATTACTTTCTTTTTTGCGATACTTAATGCTTTTTCTACAAACTCTTGGAATAGGTTGAACGGCGGATTTGTAATTACTGTTTCAAAAGAAAACCCACCATAATCTGTCGTCAAAAAATCAACAGTATTCTTTCCACCATACCCCCTATAAATCAAATCAGTTGATACAAGCGACGGGTCTTCAATAAGTTTTGATATATGCCCCTCGCCACAAGCAGGTTCTAACGCAGGGTAAATAATTCCCTCCACTTCTAAAAGTGCCTTTGTGCTGTTTGGGTGCGTAGCATAAAAGTCATTTTCCATTCTACCTCTTGATGGATTTCCACCAGCTATTTTCCCACCTTGTTTCATATTTTTATTATGCTCTCCCTTTTTCTACTTGCAAATCAAATATGTGCATAAGGTGTGGATAAAACAAAAACGCCTCGTTCCTTGAAATATCAAGCGGGCGTTTTTGTTTTACAAACCGGACAGAGAAGCAAGATTAGGGCTTCTTTCCTGTTTTACTGGGGTCATAACTTCCAGCCGGCAATCCATAAAATCTTTACGAATTATCGGCTAAAAATTTTTCCAAAGCGGATAACTTTCTTGCCACGCTCCAAGCCCTTGCCCGTCCAAAACTTTTTTCGCGCAAAGAATGTTGTCTTTGGCATTCACCGGTTCACCCTCGCAAGAGAAGTGTTTCCAAGTTCCGGACAAAATTTGAAAAATTCCCGTTGCGGAAGAATTTGGATTTTTTGCTTTGGGGTTTAGCCCGCTTTCCGCTTTTGCCACTTCAAGCATAATCTGGTCTTGCGGAAAGGTTGCCATTATAAGCTCTACAATCGCTTCAGGCGAGCTTGTGGCCACATTATCGTCCTTTCCCCTCACCCCCCCGTTTTCATTCAAGGCAAGCGATTTTTCGGGCGAAGCATAGGGGGTATCGGGAATTACTGAAACAATAAGAGCCGAAGAGGCCAATGAATTGGTTTTGGCGTCGGCGATATAAGTAAAATTAGCGTATGGCTTTGTTGGTAAAACAATAGTTGTTACGGCTAAAATTACTGTTATTAGAATTTCAAACATAGTGGCGGATAACTCCGCCGAGTTCTACTTGTCCGCCATTCCCAAAAGATTTCCTTGCTCAGAAGTTACAAAATTTTTGACAACATAAGCCATTCCAGAAGCCATAGCTACTTGCAAAAGGCTGGCATAATCAAAAGAAGCGAATGAAAAATTTTCTGCGCTTAAAGCCGTTCCAAAAGCTAAAAATACCGTTGATAAAACTGCGACTAAGATTCCACGCCCCAAATCTCCCAAGTTAATCCGAAAAAGTTTTGATGACATATTTTTTGAACCTAATTTATTAACTGATAATTGGCTGATAATCTGCTTGTATAATTCTATAATTTTTTGCAAGATGCTAATTTTCTTTTGTTCTATGTCTGAAACTATCATAACATTTTCGGCGGGAAATTGAAAACGAAACAAGGCGATAGGGAAAGTTTTGTATTTCAGCCGCCATTCTCCAATGGACAAATGTTCGTCCCAAAGCGAATTTTTACTGTTATTGGACAGAATTTTCCCACTATCGGACACGATACCGGTATGTCCATAACCTTGTCCGTAATCAGTCGGGGAAATGATTATATCCCCGAGGCGTGGCTCTGTTACTCGCTTAAATCGGGTGTCCTTTAACAATGACCGATATAGTTTTGAGGTGGACAGATTTTCTCCCAGCTCTTGTCCGATAGCTTTATAAAAGACAGCCGAAACAGCCTCAACACAGCCAAATTCGCCCTGTGTCTTGGACATATCTTTTCCAAGGCATTCTTTTCCTGTTTTGTAAATTATGTTTTCCATTTTTTAATAATATGTTTTTTTCTGATTGTATTTATCATATAATCAATGATATTGGTTAAATGGTCTGTTGTTGCTTCATTTTCGTCCTGAATTTCGATATGGGTCGTATATCTTCTTCTGGCCAGTTCTCCTGTTTTCCACAGGAGAATATGAATGCACTCGTGCAGTATTGCTGTTTCCAAATTTTTCCAAAATCCAACATTGGAAATTGGTTCGCTTAACATTTTTTCTATTGTGTCTTGTTGAACAGAAAGGGCAAATTTTTTATAAGGATATTCAACTGTAATTGTAGCCGATGTTTCTGGTTGGACAAAATGGTTTTTATTGTTGGGCAGATAAATGATAAAAGTATATCCCTCTATCATCAGCCAATGCAAACAATTTAAAACTAATTCGTCTACGTGTTCCATAATATCGTTATTGTTTTTAGGTTTTTTATCCGGTGTTGGAAAATTTTTCATTTTTTAAAAGATAATTTTAATAATTCTTTAAAAGCGAGGCAGAAGACTTTTATCAAGTCAAAAACCCAATTTGTCTGTTTTACGGGATAGAAAGTGTCGTTTTTTTTTGCCTCTTTTTTTGCGATATGGAAACGCATTATCACGGCGTGTTTGGCATTCCAATCGTAGTCTTTCAGATAAGGGTCGCCCTCGCCGTCAGCATAGCTGTCAAAAACTCGCTTATATTCTCCCTCTTTGATTGCAACAAGAGTGGTGGCGTGGTTATCTTCCACTCCGTCCGGCTTAAAGTATTTCCCGTCTTTAAGATACCAAGCCGCAACCGCCAAAAGAAGCGGGGCAGTTTTTAGAGCTTTGGCGATACTTTCATTGTTGGCTGGCACAAATTCATATTTAAATTCATACTCGGCCAGAAATTCTTTGGCGAGGGCATAAATTTCATCCGGTATTTTGGCGTAAAAATCTTCAAATGATTTTATGGTATTGTCAAATGGCCAGACTTCCTGCGGGACAACTCCCAATTTGCGAAGAAATTCAGCCACAACATTTGGCGAATTGCCACCCGCCCCAGTTCCTGAAATTGCGGCGAGAAAGCGATCAGCCCAATTTGTGTCTTTGCCGTATTTTCTTTTGATAAGAATTTCAAGACAGTTTAAAATCGTGAAACTGACACAAGCAAATGGTTCTATTCCGTTTAGATTTTGGATTTCTTTGTAGGGCAAAAATGTTGTCCAGTCGCCATTGGGTTGCAGTTCTTCGTAAGGCAAAGGAGAAGCTCCGAAAATATAGTCTTCGGGTTTTTGCTTGTCCAGCTTTAGTCCATAGTTTTTAATTTTTTGTTCCATAATTCACAATCCATTATAACATTTTTATTGATTTTTCGGTAATTCCCCAAGTGCCCGTAATGCAAATGGCAAACCACTCCGCCTTTTCCGCTTTCGCATAGGTTTATAAAATTTGTCGGGTCAAGTTCTCTTAATGGATTTTGCGAAAAACTTTCAATGTGGTGGCACTCGTTTTTTTTATTTCCGCCACAAGCGGCACAATTCGGATGTTCCGCCAAAAAGGCTTTTCTCGCGGCCGGCCATTTAGACGAACGCCCCGCCCCGCCCAGTAATGGCGATGTTCCCCGCCACCAGTCGCGAACTCGAATAAAGAAATTATTTATCATTTATATTTAAAAATTCTTCTAATTGTTCTTTTGTGTTATTTTTGTTTCCATATCTTTTATGAAACCCTCTATGGGCTTCTTTTGATAAAGTAATTCCGTTGTCTATGGAGGTTCTTAATTCGGGGAATTGGGCAAAATTTTGAATATGATGAGCGTGCAATTTACCACCTTTAATTTTTGTTTTTTGACAAGTCCAGTTATCTCTTGCAAAAACTGCTTCTCTCCACAAACGAAATTCCACGCTCATTCTAATTTTTATATTTTCTGGATAATTTTTCATTTTTTCTCCCCTATTTTTAGTAAAATCTGGATGACCTTTCTTATAGAAATTTCCAATTGCTTTATGTCCTTTTTTGAAACCACCCCCATTTGTCCACCCTTTTTTCCCTTTATTATGAGGAATAATGCCTTTTTTGAATGTTCCCTTGTTTGGATTTTTCCTTTGATAATCATAAAGACAATTTTTTGAACATATTTTTGCACCTCCACGATTTATTTCTCCAAAAGATGCCATAAATAATTGATTACAATTTTTACAAATCCTTTTTTTATTTTTAATTCCTGACATATTTTCATTATATCATCCTTTGCCCATTTTTTGGAAAATCATCTGTGAAAAATCTTGCTAACTAATAAATATAAAGACCCAACAGAACTGGCTAAAATCGCCAAGCCGATAATCATTTTTTTCCCCGTCATTAAGGCGTTGTAATTTTCAATTATCGGCTGAATTTTTTCATAACTGTCAAAAATCGGTCTCAAATCGTCTCTAAATTCCTGTTCTTTTTTTTCTCTTGATATTTTATTCTCGGCGGAAAATTGATGATGGTCATTCATTTCTTTTTTAAGATTTTCAACAGCAATAGCCAATCTTAACACTTCTTTGCCATTGGAAGAGTATTGGTCAAGATGTTTTTCCAGTCTTTCTTCAATTATGTTGCATTTTTCACTCATCTTAATAGTTGTTCATATTATTCAAAAATTATTTGATATTCTTCGCCTTGGACAGTTACTCCGACTGGCTTAAAAGAAACTGATACCGCTCCGTGATTATTTGTTCCGGCATCTTGTTGAAGAGTCATTGTTCTAGCTCCAGCCGGAGTAATTACACCACTGTCAGCAATAGCGTGGCCTCCCGCATCAGAAGCTAAACGAACTGTGTCCCCGGTCGTGCTTGTATAAGTTCTTGCTCCGCTATTATCTTTCTGAAACATTATCATCCAAGAATTATCAGCTATTGTTGTAATATCTGTGCTTATTGTGCTTGCGGCTACAGAGGTGGATGTATCTGACCCGTCCGGTTGGCCACTTTGAGCCGCGCCGGTATAAGAAACAGAAGAAAATCTTAATGCAGTTGAAACACTAGAAGTAACAACGACATTGTTTGCTCCACTAGCGGGATTGGTTAGTATCCAAATCGTAATCATTCTGTCTCCAGCACCACTTCTTACTTCTGTTATTTTGGTCATTGCTACTCCCGCATAAGTGA